CTTCTCACCGGTGTCCCTGAGCCGCTTCGAGAGCGCCGCGAGTTGCGCGACGCCCTCGATATGCATCTCGGTCATGCCGGGACGGCCACGTTTTCAGCCGGTTGGGCGGTGATCGAGAAGGCGAGCGCGACCGTGGCGGCGTCGTCCCCGAGAGCGACCGGCTTACCGACCGAGCGGACCCGGATCGGGAAGACGTCCATCTTCGAGGCGACGATGTCACCGCCGTACATCATCAGGATCTTGCCGGAGGTGCCGCGCGGCAGGACGCCACGGACGTCGGCGCCGTTGTCGTCGGCGTACATGGTCAGCGAGCTGTCGCCGATCGACGTCGACCCGGGAATCTTCGACGTGAAGACGGTCGCCAGGTCGGGGGTCTCGATCTCATTACTGGTGATGTCCCAACCGTTGACCTCGCTGATCTCAGGGGTCAGGTCGGTTCCGGCGTTGATCTCGGCCCGCGTGGGCGCGTTGACGTTCGCCACCACGGGGCAGTAGACGACTCTGGTGAGTCCGCGAGCGAAGTAACGACCGCTCGCGATGATCGGTGTAGCAGCCATTACTGCTCTCCCTCCGTGAGGTCAGCGGGCGGTTCCCACTGAACAACTGACGTGCGATTCTTCCCGGCCCGCTCGGCCGCGATGACTCGCTCTCGCTCGGCGCCGGACGCGGCTGCCAGGTAGGCCAGGACTCCGTCGTCGCCGTCGAGGTTGTGGGCGCCCGGGTCATAGGTGCCCGGCTCGTTCGCCGTCACCGGCTGGTCGACGCGGGGTCCCTCGACCCAGCCGGACGCGAGATGCTGATCGAGCGACGTCTCCGGCACCCATGCGCTGTCGGCCAGATCCGGGTGCGAGATCAGCACCAGAGTGGTCGAGTCGGCGAGGTCGGTATCGGCGTGCGTCTTGACCGGCGGCGGCGGCTGGCTCTCCGACCAGCCCTGTGTGCCCAGCTGGCGCAGCGAGGAGCGAGGCACGTAGGCGCCCTCGGCGACGTCGGGGTGGGTCACGTAGACATCGTCAGTCATGTTGTTCACACTCCTCGCAAGACGTAGTAGGTGACGCCGGAGGTCACTGACCAGGTAGCAATCGTGACCAGCCCGGTCAGCGGATCAACATAAGTATCGTCGTTCGGCACGGCGAAGAATCGCTCACCGGTCGTCGCCGGTACGGTCACGACCCGGTCCCCCACGGCGAGGTCGCCGTGTACCGACTTCGGTGTGGTGATCGTCATCGTCAGGATCGCCGCGTTCGTGTTCTTCACGTACAGCGTGCAACCGCCCGGGACGGTATCACCGTTGACCGGCGTACGCGCTGTCGGCGCCAGCCCTTGCTCAGTCGGCGTTTCCGCCGCGTAATTCGCCATGGTCGAACCCCTTTACTTGAAGGCTTTGCAGGTGATGACGAACGCAATGGTCGCCCATGCGCCGTTCTGGGTCTGTAGCTGATCGAGGTCGACAGTCCTCAGATACGCGTTTGTGACTGCCCCGCCAAGTCGGGCATTCTTACGCAGGTAGGACTCGATCCCGATCATCAGCTGAGTCAGCTGATCACGAAGTGCCTTCATGTCGGTGTTGCCGGACCGCGCCCAGGCAATGCAGTTGATACCGAAATCTTCCATCTCGGCACCGAGCCCGCCACTGCTGGTCTCGGATTCGACAGACACCTTGTCCGGGTCGTACCCGATCGCGATCCCCAGACTGGCGAGCTCGACGATCGGAGGACCGTCAAGCACCTGCAAATCTTCCTGGATGCTCGGCAGGCCGGCCACCAGGAAGTCGATCGCGGCGGGAGCTTTCGACGTCATGCGACGACCACCCTGTCACGGCGTTCGCCGCGCAGCAGCTCCAGCGCCTTACGCGGCACCGAATAGGTGTAGCCGGGCGGGAGACTCGCCTCGTCAGTGACCGGCAGCCGGGTGATGTTGCCGCGCTGGGTCGTCCACATATGGGCAACAATGATCTTCGCCGCAGCCCGCCAGTTCGGCTCGACGAACGAGCGGCCCGCCTGATAGGTGATCTTGTACGGGCCTGTGGTGAACCCGTAGCCGTTCGTTGAGTAGATCGTCGACGTGTCGCCCTGCAATACGTAATCCGCGGGAACGATCGGGGTGGCCAGCGGTGCCAGGAATCCTTCGATGGAAGTGATCGACAACACCGGCCCTTTGAAGAGACGGATGAACATCCCGTTGCCCGCGTGACGCTCGACGAAGGTCTTCGGAAGGATCACGCCGACGTATTCCTCCACGACGCGCGTGGTCGCCTGGATAAAGTCCAGCAGCTCGGCGTCATCCTTGCTGTCGGTCTTGTCCAGGTGGTCCTTGACCTCGTTGAGCGTCACGATCCCAATCATGCGTTGTCAGTGCTCCCGTCGCTCGCGTCCGGGGCCGGGGCCGCGTTCTCGTCCTGGTGCGCCTTGGCGCCCTTGAGATCGTCGGTCGTGAGCCCCTGACTCGGCACGGGTCCCTTCGGCGGGGTCGGCACGTCAGATTTCTTGAGGGCCGACTTGCTGAGCGGGTTCGCGGCGGTGCCCGGCTTCGGTGCCGCTTTCTTCGCGGCACGCTTCGTTGCCCGGGTGGCGGCGGCCTTCGCGACAGCGCTCACCCGGCCGGTGTCGCGCGTCCGGGCCGACGTGTTCTCGTCCGCGTCGTAGTCGACCTTCTGTTCCTCGAACAGGTCGCCGTAACGGTCGAGGATCGCAGCCCCCTCGCGAGCGGTCGTCTGACCCCTCACAATGCGGGTCGGTACGCCGTCGACATCGACGATCGCGGATTCCTTGCAGATAAGAACCTTGCTCATGGTGGTCTCTCTCCTCAGCCGTACTGGGCGACAAAGAACGACGGAACGCCGTAGTCGCTGTTGGCCCCGATGCCAGGGGTGATGGTGCGGATCCGGTACCCGGCCGGAATGATCAAGCCGTCCGGCAGCCGGGACGTGGAGTGCACGTTCGCGCCGGTACCGATCTGGCCCGTCAGCTCGGCACCGGCAGCCCAGTTGTAGCGGCAGGTCGTCGAGACAGCCTGTGCGGCCGACGACCCGTAGACCTCCCAGATGACGTCGGCGCCGTCGTCGATCGACAGCAGCGGCTGCGGCGTCTGGGTGAGCCCCTGTACAAGCACCACGGACACCGCGATCAGTTCCCAGTACTTGCCTGCGGGGACTGTCTGCGAGACCTCCAGCCCAGCGGCAGGATCGCTGCCGTTGATCTGCGTAAGGAGGTTGATCGTCTCCAGACGGCCTTGAGCGATCTCGCGCCGGAGCTGCGGATTGAGCGTCATACATGCGGCCTTTCGCCAGTCGGTGACCGGACCCCGTAACGAGAGGTCCGGTCACCGTTGCGGATCAGGTGGTGCGCTTGGCAACCCGGAAGGCGTCGACGTTCAGCACCTTCGAGTTGTTGCGCCACAGGGCGTAGATGCCGCGCTGGCCGGTCGGCCGGAAGTTCGCACCGAACAGGTGCGGGATCAGGTCGACTTCCATGCCCATGCGGTCGACGATCAGGAACTGAGAGAAGTCTCCCAGCACCATCCAGCGGTCGTTCAATGCCGGGGTCGGGTTCGACGGCATGTTGGAGTTCTCCTCGGCCGGGTAGCCGAGCAGCTGAGCGGGCTGGCCGGCGCCGATGCGCTCCCACATCTGGGCACCGCCCTGAGTGTCCAGCTGGCGGATCGCGTTGTAGATCGCCTTCGCGGCCATGAACCGGGCGTTGGCGCGGTACCGGACCGGCAGCGCGTTCTCCAGTCCGTAGACGGCTGCAGCAGTGATCGTGTTCGCGACCACGTCGGACGCGCCGGTGATGCCTGCGGTCGGGTCGAGCAGACCGTTGGCGTTCGGCGAGACACCGTTACCGAGCAGGAAGCTCGACGCCTCCTCGACATCCTTAGCCTCATTGAGCAGGCGGGTCATCTCCGTCTGGAGGCGAGCCCAGTCCTGGTCGGCCTCGATCGAGAACGGGACGAATCCCTGGACTCGCTCGGCCTTCACGACCGGCTGCGCCAGGGTCGGCGCGTTGTCGGACGCCTGCGCGGCTTCAGCCGCACGCGACACCGTGATACCAGCCGTGGTCAGGCCGTCCCATTCCTTGCCGGTGATCTGCTCGATACGAGCGATCCGGCGGAACGGGTTGATCGCGGCAGCCGACGTGAGGATCAGCGTCGGGTCCAGCTGGTACGGCACGGCGAAACCACCGGTCGAGGCGGCACCGACCGCGAGCGCACGCTGCTCCTCGGTCGACAGACCCATCGTCGACTGAGCGGCGATGAACTTACCGAACGCCCGGGCGTACAGCGGCGAGCCGGTGACGAGCAGACGACGGGCGAGCTTGCCATTCTCGTCGTCGACGAACTCCAGCAGGTTGCGGAGGTTCTCCTTCGCCGATTCCTGGCTCTGTCCCCGCTTGGCGAGATCGCCGGTGAAGTGGAACCGGGCCTCATCGATCGACCGGAGCGCGTTCTCCTTCAGCAGGTGCGGCATCTCGTCGATGCTGCGGGCCGCCTGGCGGATCCCGGCGAGGTCGTAGATGTTGTCGGGACGGCGATGTACAGCCGGGGCGCTGCGGGCCGACTCGGCGCGCTCACCCTCCTGGCGCTTGGCCAGATCGGCGATCCGGGCCTTCCGCTTGGTGTCGGCCTCGATCGCGGCGGCGTGCCGGTCGAATTCGCTGGACAGCGAGTCCCACTCCGTCTGGAGTTCCTCCGGCAGCTCAGCGCCGTTGTGCTCGTTGTCGATCTCGGTCAGTCGTGCGCTGATCTCGCTTTGGCGCGCACTGCGCTCAGTAGCGGTCATGAGGTCGTCATCAGCCATGACGGGGATTCCTTCCTTGCGTGAGGTTGTCTTCGGCGATGCCTCGGAGTGCCGCTTCGTGCGCGAGTCAGGGAGTGCCTTGGGAGGCGAGTCCACCGAGTGCGACTTTGGCGAGTCTTCGGTCTGCACCTTTGAGGGTACGGGAATTGTCCGCTTCGCGGCAGGTGGCTTGTCCGGAGTGTCTACCGGCTTCGTCTTGAGATCGATGACGGTCGGCTTCACGAGCCGCTCACCGGTACGCAGCATGACGGCACGCGCCATGTACTGCTCCACGGTGTCGGGGTCACGTCGGCGCATCCGCTCGTAGAAGTGGTCGGTTGCCGACCGGAGTCCGGCATCCGCACCGGGGTTCGCCGGGAACGGGGTCGGGCCGAACTCGTGCAGGCGCACTTCCTCGATCGTCCGCTGAGGCAGGTCGGCCCAGTCGGAGCGGCCCGGATCCTCCCATCCGCTCGCCTCGGGATCCTCGACCCAGCGGTCCTGCAAGACGTTGAAGGCGAACGACTGGCCGTAGGCACCGGCCCGCAGACCTTCGACGATCATCTGGGGGACTCCCGCGAAAAGGGGTACCTCTCCGTACGGTCCGGCCGCCTTTTCCTCCAGGACGCTCGGGATGCCGATCGGCTTGTCACCCAGCTGGGGGTCGTATCCGTGGTCGAGCAGTACCCGGACGGGTGACATGTCGCTGCGGTTGTTGATGGTCCGCTTGAACGAACCGGGCGCGATGCGCTCCAGGAAGTCACCTTCCCAGAACGACCGGATCCGGTACCACTGGTTGAACGTGGCGAAATGCCCGTACATGGTGCCCGGGCTGACATCACCCGCGTCCAGCGTCTCTGTGCCGTCCCCGGCCGGGGCGGCTGCACGGAACTCCTGCGCCACGTTGAAATCACGGCACACCGGCACGTCGAGCTTGGCAGGCGGTGCCTCGGTCAGCACTTCATCCGTCATGGTCGGTTCACTTCCTGTCTTTGCTCACGCACCGGCGGCCGGGTCGGCTGCCGGGTCTGGCGGGTTGGTATCTGCTGGCACTACGGGGGCCGGTGCGGGCGCGTTCGGATCCTGGAGCTGCACGCTGACCCGGCCGGTGTGAACGAGGAGATCCCAGTCGTGCGCCTGCACGGCGTCAGTGACAGACTTCGCCTCGAAGCCTTCGCGGATCAGGTTCGCGATGACGCCGGCCTCCTGCATCTGGATCGCTGCCGCGTCTTTGGAGTCCTCACGCAGGAACGGGATCCCAGTCGTGTCGTACCACAAGGCGACATTGCTTCCCGGCGGCTTCCGCAGGATCGGTTCCAGCGAACTAGCGGCGTTGCCCCACAGGTGCGCCATGGTGCCATCACCGAAGCGGCGGCGAGCCGAGGCAAAGTTACCGGCATTTAGCGCTGACCCCTGTAAACCCTCCGAGAATCCAACCCAGCTGGGCGGTACACCGGCGCACGACGCGAGACGGGATTCGCCCTTACCTTGCGTGACAGCGAAATCGAGTTCCTTGAAATCCTTACCGACCGTCTTGGTATCGGCGCCACCACCGAGGAAAAGGGTCTTGTAGGCATTGAGTACACCCTTGTGCTCCTCCTCGAACAGTTCTTTGAACTGGCGTACGTCGTCGATGGTCATCTTCTCGTTGAAGACGATTGCCAGGTTCGGGGTCGCAGCGTTCTGGAAGAACTTCCGCTTGTGAATCGCTGACGCGTCATCGGCCATGACGTCGCCCATCGCGGGACGGATCCACGACATGCCCAGGAAGTGATGATCCGGGTCGGGGATCGGCGCGTAGTGCGCGAGTTCCTGCGGCGTGAGGTAGATCGCCCGGTCGAAGTCGTTGCGATTACCGTTCGGGTGGTACACGTAACCGGCGACCTCGACGTCAGCCGCCTGCGAGGGGTGGTCGACGTCCTCGGTGGACCCCATCACGATCGTCACGCATTCGGGGCGCAGCCGGTTCAGCCGGGTCGAGCTGGTCCGCCGGATGTAGGCGTTGCCCGCCTTGGTGACGTCGAGTTCCATCCGGGCGAGCAGGTCGCCGGTGACGCCTCCCGCCCAAGGGCGTTCGAGCAACGCCAGCTCAGGGCTGCCGAACAGTTTCGACGGCTGGCCTTTCTCGAACGTCGTCCACTGGAAGCGGATCTGGCTGAACACCTGCATCCGCGCGAGCGTCAGCGCGAACACCGGCGAGTTGTTGACGACCGCGCCGCCGGATCCCCGGCTCAGCTCCTCGGTCTCGATGGTGCCCATCGTCGTGTTGACCAGCGGTGTGTACTGGTCGAAGCCAGACATGATGTCGACCCAGTTCTGGAAACCGAACCGGTACTCGTCCATGCCCTCACTGTTGCGCAAGGCAACTTCGTTGCCCGCGCCGGACAGCCCCAGCCAGTCGGTCAGGCGCCCCATCAGCTGGCCCCCGTCAGGAAGAATGGCTTCGGCGCGGCCTCTTCCTCTTCCTCGACGGTCATACGCCCGTCGATGCCCATCAGTAGGGACACCATGCCGTCGATCCGCTTGCCCGATTTGTCGCGGTCCGGCTTCACCGGGCGAACCCGCTCGGCGTCGTCACGCGGTGATTTGGCTTCGAGCGAGTCAGCCATCCAGCGAGCGACCGGGTTACCCCCATGACTCATCTCCTCAGCCTTCAGGATGCGGCCAAGTTCTTTCATCGGCCCCGTCATCCGGTCGTATGTGGTCACCGACTCGATCATCTCCAGACCGGTCCGCTTCTGGATCTCCTGCCGGACAGGTTCACCACACCAGCGGTCATAAGTGATACTCGCGATCGTAAATCGGTCGTGATCGGCCTGTATGTCGGAATAGATCTGATCGTAATCAATCACGTTCCCATCGGTCAGGGTAACCCAACCG